TCAGATGCATTAATAGTATCTGTAAGATTAACAACATAACGGACACCTGTAAATGTCCCCACTAAAACTGAGGCCACAATAGGCACCATTACTATATTTTTCTTTAACAGATCTACTAAATTCATTGTTTAACACTTTTATTGTTTTTTAGCTGTGTATAAATTTTTAATTTTTCTAAATGGCCAACACATGTGGTGCCAAATATCTTTTAACATTTTTTTCATTTTAAGATAATCCTATAATTATTAATATAATGACGAGTGTAAAAATTCCAAACTGCCAGTTTAATAGGTCTTTTGGATGAAATAAACTCGGGTTCATTACTACGTTATATAACAAACGTAATTGATCATTAATGAAAGACCATATTATTGCTATAATATTTTTTAATTGATCCATAACTCCTCCTTAATCATTGTCTTCGTCTAAATTTTTCAGCTTGTAATCATAACTACCTTCTTCATGTTCGTCGGTAATCCATTTTGCTGAATTTTCTACGGAGTATATCTTACTTGTTACAAGTCTGTTAATCAAGTTTTTGTTTGGGTCAACTCCCATTGATGCATCAAACATTTTTAGCCTATTATTTGGCTGTATTGCAAAGTTTCCGTCCTCTAATTCTAGAACATGACCACATTTGTGTTGGTCTGGTTTCTCTGCATACCCAAAGTTTAATTCATTAAAATCACCTGCACACCAGTCTATTGTAAATAAATATTTTCCTTTACGTTTTACTTTACGTCTTGAAGTGTATTGCATAGTGGCTCCAGCTAATTCGTAAAAAGTAGTCACGCTAACATTGTAACTAAAACTGTCCCACATCACTACTTCATCAAGAGGTAATTCTTTGACTCCAGGTTTAGTACAGAATGCGGTGATAGGTGCTCTCCACCATAGACCACCATCTTCCATTAAGAAATGAAACAAAGGCACCCTGTTTGGTATAGAACTAAAACCAAATACTCCTACTTCAAAATATTTATCGTGTGAATCTTTTTGATCTCTTAGGTAATTACCCCTGACATAACACTCTATAACGGGGATGTTTGCATTTAAATAAGCCATAGTTATCCATTAATATCTCCCCAGGTTTTACCTTTTTCGTAGTCAACTTTATTGGGGACTTCTAAAGTAACTGCATTCTCCATAACATTAACTATTTTTTTTGCGTGAGTTTCGTTTTCAACACTTACACAAAGTTCGTCATGAATTTGTATATGTGCTACTATACCTTCATTATATAAATCTAACATGGCTTTTTTTGTCATATCCGCAGCGGATCCTTGTATTAGTTTATTTAAAGATTTGTAAGTATATGCTCTCCTAATCCCTGGTCCGTGTTCCTGTAATGCTTCTTCATGAGGCAATGCTTTATGCATACCGAATTGATTTGGCTCCCACAAATGAAACCTACACAATCGTCCCAGTAGAGTTCGAATTTGTCCACGCTCCTGGGCACGATTGGAAGCACTGTTCATAAGTTGCTTAACAAAGGGAACTTTAGCGTGGTATTGCTCGAACAATTCTGCAGCTTTATCTTTTGATACACCTAACTCAGCTTGTAATTTTGCTTTACCCATACCATAAAATAATCCAAGGTTGATTACCTTGGCTTGTGATCTTGGAATCTTCGCCATGTCTGCTACGACCTGGTGAAAGTCTGTTGAGGTGTCGTTTTCATAATTATCTATTACGTCATTTACAGACGGAAATTTGTGTAAAGCAGCATAATGCACTACCAACCTAGGCTCTTGCTGAGAATAGTCAAAACAACCCCATGTATGGCCCTCCTCGGGTATAAATATAGATCTAATCATAGGTCCAAGATCCTTATTTCTAGCAGGAAGCTGCTGTAAATTAGGGTTAGAATAACTAAATCTACCCGTCACAGTTCCGCCTTGATCTGACCTTATTTGATTTATGTCAGCGTGAATCCTACCTTTATGCTCGTGCTTAACTATGGTATCTATAAATGTGGTATGTGCTTTGTTAACCTCTCTAGCTTTTGCTATCATTCTAACAACAGGATGCTCATGATTCGAAATAAAATTTTTAGTAAAAGAAGGTGCTTGTGATTTTGCAGTTCTTTCATAAGTTAAACCAAGTTTATCAAAAACTTTGGCAACACTTCTTGCAGCCATTAATTGAACCTCTACTCCTGTTTCTTTTTTTATTTGGCGCAGGAATTCTTTTTCTTGTAATGTTAATTGTTGCTTCAATTTATGAGCTCTTTCAACGTCTACTCTTACACCTAAAAATTTCATATCGACAAGACAAGGAAATAAATCAGTCTCCAATTGAAAAATAGATTCTATATCTTGATGTACTAATTCTTTTTTAAATATCTGCCAAAGTTCTAATGTAAGTTCTGCATCTTTCTCTGCATAAGATCCGACATACATTGCTGGCAATTGCCACATATCTGCTTTGGGATCTAAACCTCGAGACTTTGCTTCTTCGTTAAGTGCATTTTCGTTTTTACCATGACCTAAATAATCCCAAGATAGACTATTTAAATCAAACCTATATCTGTTTTCATCAATCAAAGATGCTGCAATCATTGTGTCGACTATCTGTCCATTAATTTTTAAACCCATAGATCTAATCCAACACACATCATACATTGCGTTATGAAATATTTTTATAGCATCGGAAAGTAAGATATCTTTAAACCACTTTAAGGTTTTTTTCTTATCCATGTTTGGTCCTGCTCCATGAGCGATTGGAAAATAAAACTTTCTTCCTGGTACAGCAACAGCAATACCTACCACTTCACCATTACCAATTACGGATCCTGATCCTTTTGATTTTAAATCAGGATCTCTTGTTTCTAAGTCGACCGCAATCTCATCATACTTTCTTAGATCTGGATATTCTTCCGGCTCATTCCATTCTGTCTGTGCTTCAAATAAAGGTATCTTCATTATTATCTCCGTAGTTAAAAAAATTTGCCATAATATATCTAGAGCCCGCATTTTTATTAAATTGAAGAGATGCGTGATAAATTTTAGAATCAAAAATAATTGCTCTATTTTCTTTAAACCCTACATGTAGATTTAATATATATTCATTTTCTCTTTTGTCATAAAAACCTGTACCACTATTTATAAGTTCATTGCCTTTTATGTAAACAATACAGTTTACATTACAGGTATCTGCGTGTGGAGTTGCTTCAGTATGTTTAGTGCTCAAAAAATAATTGCTTTCAAAAAAACTGATAGGTGCGCTTAAGTAATTTTTTAAATTTTTCGTAACTTCCTCAACAGCAAAATGTTTTTTATCTAAAGGAACATTAAAATATATTTTTTGATATATACTTTTAGAATTATCGTTGACCGTAGTATCTCTATTAGAAAAATTTAAATGAGATATTTCAGTTTGAATTTTTTTCAAAACATCTCCTGTAAAAAAATTATCTTTAATTATAATGTGTTCTTGAATTTTTAACATTTCTTTTTTTTAATTTATGGGATTCGTGTGAACGTTTGTCTTGTCTTGCTTGTTGTAAACATTCTTGGGCTGCTTTTTGTGACACATTTTCTTTTAACCATTCTGCGTGCAAAATTAAAATATTATTTTTTTGCATCTTTCATTTTTAACATTTCTAATTGACAATAATGTACGATTTTTTTAAGATCCTCCGCTCCCCCTTTTCGCTGGTAACGACAAACATATTTTACAACGTTCCCTTGAAAGAAGCTGAGATCATTTTTTGAAATAAATTCATACGGCTGAATCTTAAATTTTGTGTAGTGATTTCCACCAACCTGAGTAAATTGAGGAAAAGCCTCTTCAAATATATCTTTATGTGTCATAACTGATAACCCTTTCGTTCTATTTTTGCTCTCATTAAATACAAATTTCTTTTTGCTCTCGTACAACCTACATACCATACTCTATGCTCTTCGTCACGCTTTATTATACTTTTAGTAATAGCCTCTCTTATTTTTTTAGCATTGTCTAATACTAAAATTACATTTTCACACTCACCACCTTTTGCAGCATGAATGGTAGAAACTTTGATTCGTGCACTATCACTTAATTTTTCTTTGTTTGACAACATTAGTCTTATGTAAATTTTGTCTTCGGCGGGTGCATTATCAAAACATTCAAACCATTTTAAATTATAATTATTTCTATCCTTTATAAGTTCTCTGTTTCCTAAATATTCTATTATATCTGCCCTGGCTGTATCAGTTATTGTTTCACCATTTAACCACTTAGTGTGATTAACAATTGCTTTATAAAGTTTAGTGTTGTAACTTTTTTGATGCCTGTTTTCATAATACAAACCTTTTACTTTTAAAAGATCGCACACTTCTTTTGCCCTGGATAAGGTCCTAGTTAATATTAGCCAGTTGTCTTCGTGAAGATTTATATTTTCTAAACTATTGATTTTACTACATAATCCTTCTTGAGCTCTAGGCAGATAATTTTTTGTTGCACGAAGTCCTTCGATTCGTGCTGTAATAATTTCTGAAATATCTTGAACAGCTTTTGGAATCCTTCTTGATTTCGATAATACTTTTTCTGTAGCAGGTTCTTGAATGAATCTATCTACATCTGCACCGGCCCAACCGTAGATTGCTTGGTCATCGTCACCAGCTAAATAAATATTTTTTGATTTAGATTTTAGTATGTCATACAGTTTCCATTGTATTGGAGATAGATCCTGGGCCTCATCAATAAACACCACCTCAAAGTTTGGAATCTTATTTGGTTGTTGTACAATGTCATGAATCATATCTGTAAAGTCCACTAAGTTATTCATGTCTGGATGTTTATAATGATTGTAGTTTGCTTCAATGTGTTTTAACAAATCAGGTTTTACATTCGTTGAATGTTCGCCAGTGCAATACTCATCCCATACTGAAATATCTTTCTCTTTTGCTTTTAAAATAATTTGAAAGTATTCATTATCGCAAGTTAGATAAGGAGATGCATCCGCATCTTTTTTTGCATTTACTCTGATACTGAGCTCTTTTCCAAGATCGTTGTAATGATAGTCTTGCATTACGTTTTCTTCTCGAAGTCCTAAACTATGAAAAGCCAGAGAATGTAATGTTTGAAAATATTTAAGTTGTTTCTTTTTATATTTAGGATTTTTCTTAAGCATTCTATCTCTTGCTTCATTCGCTGCTTTACGGGTAAATGCAAAGTAACCTATTTTACTTACTGGCGTACCTACTCTTATGTAAGCCATGGCTCTTCGAATTAATTTTTCTGTCTTCCCTGTACCTGGAGGGCCATATATCTTTGTAACCTTTGTCATTAAAGAATATCTTTTTTACTTTTCATTGGTAAGATTTCTATTTCATTTTCTTCTTTGTCAAAATATTTCATAGAAACTTTTATACATCTTACAGGATTATTAGATTTTTTTTCTGTTGCTTTTTTGGGATATCGTTTAGGGTGTCTAAGTTCAGCATCAAAAAAATCCATCAACATTTGTCCTGTTCTATCTATCTTAGCTTTCCATTCTTTATTTTTTAAAAAATTATAAAATGGATCAAATACAAAATAAGCGTAACCATCTGTATCTATTAAGGTACTACCACTTCTAAATGCAGCATCACTTACTGCTGGGACACCATGAATGTAGTCTTCTAAATGTTTATGTAATACTTCTTTTGGTGAAGTGCCTGGTGGAGCTTTTTCTGTTTTCATTCCTTGCCATAAGTTGTCTAGTATACCTTGCATATCGTCCCCTTTAATTCGTGGTGGTGGGATAGGTGTATGTGCCCCAATTAAACGTCTAAGTTTTTCTTGGTCCATGATGTAATTTATATCTCTCGCAATTATCTGTTGTGTGGTCTCACCTTCAACTTTATCATTATAATGAACTGTAAATCTAAATTCTGGATCTGGAGAATAATCTATTTTTATAAGTGCTGAGAGTGTTGGAAATTTTTTTACTTTATCAGAAGCTACTCCAAATTTTCGTTTTAAACATTCTGACTTAACACACATACTGTTAATAGGTTCTTCCGAACAAGTATGGCCTGCTGTATCTTTTTTATAGGCTTTAATTTTTTGTTTTACTTTTTCATCTCCCCAAATATTATCATAAACAATATAATTTCTAGCGCCTTCTAAAAGTTTTTCTTCCCAGTTGTCTGGGTATTTCTTTTTAGCAAACACCATATAGTTATAAATAAATCTGTCTCTGTAGTCGTCTAGTTTAGATTTTGATAATCTTTGTAAACACACTGGACCATCTATAAATTCATCTGCACCGCCTGTAAGTTCAAGTCTTATTAATTCATTTGCAAATTCCTCTAGATCTTCTTTAGTTTTTGTGTTAGCCTCGACAACTTTTATAAATTGCTCGAAAGTAAACTCCGTACCATCTAAATTAACACCTACTCTTTCATTACGATTGTAATAAGGTAGATTAATAAAGTTACCATTGATTGGTTTTTGATCTGAGCCCACACCAAGTTGTGTTTGTTTTGGAAATATTTCTGTGGATGCTTTTAAATCAAATGTAAATAATAACTTGTCTAAGAAATTTCTTACAAAACTTGCTTTGACTGGCTCTTTAAAAAATACATAGATGTGGAGTCCACCACTTTTTGATTTTACGGGGACTACTGGAATATTTTTTTTATCTATAATTTCTAAATACTTTCTAAGATCAAAATTATCATACTCTTCTGAGTCAATATCTATTGCTCCAAACTTAGCAAGACCTTCATCGTTGCAAGGTTGAATTCCAATAGATTTTTTTCCTGACAAATGATCTAAGTAATCAGCCTCTGATAAAGGTTTGGCTGCCCATCCATATTTTAATTTAAGCTTACCAGTAGCGGGATCTTTAAATGCAGAGTTTATGTCCGCATAACCATAGTCTCTTTTAAGACCTGTAAATATCTCTATAAATTTCTGTTCCATCTTTATATTAGTAGAGGTGGCGTAACTCTCGCGCCGCCACCTCGGTTGCAACAATTCCTTTAAGGAATTCTAGTAGTGAGCGTCCGTCGCTTTTGCAGCATCATCCTCACCATGTTTCACTTGAACATCTCCTTTAGAGATACTCTCAGCAAAAGTTCTGGCAGTCTGATATAATGCAGCGTCTTCGATTGGACCTACTTTGCTCACTTCCCAACCAAACCATGTGCCTTTGTCGTTAGACTGTTGCACAGTTTTTAGTTGATAAAGATGGCTAAAAGATGCTGGTGTAAACAAACCGTTTTTACCTTGCATCTTTATACTTTGCATCATGCTATTCCATTTTCTACTAATTTTTAATTGAGTAGATTTCATAGCAATTAATGCGGTTGATGGTGAGCTACTATTAACTAAAACAAAATGTTGTGCAGTCTTCTCAATATAATTACCATTAGGTAATCTATCTTTGAAATCCCCACCTCTAGTTGTCTTAGTCATGATGTCACTAGACGAAGGATAGATGTTTACTGGAGCACCAGATCCATCTTTTCCTCTGTCTTTCCACTCAACGTATTCGAGTTTGTAGTAACATGGAATCACTTGGACTCCGTTCTCACCACTAAAGAGTTCACCTGTTACTGAATTGTATATCATTCCAGGTTCTGCTCCTTCTACATACTTGCCGTCTCTCTTATTAACTTCCGGAGATAACTGTCCAAGTATTTTAAGAAACGGTAACGCAAGATCATCTTGAGTTACTGTCCCAGTTTGGACGTTTGCATCTGCCTCAAACACAACGTTTGTTGACAGTGCACCATTCTTCTTCTTGATTGTTGGTTCTTTGTTCATTTTTTTTATTTCCTCGTTATTTTGGTTCGGCTTCCTGCGAACACGTTAAATAGATCCGTGGGCATCTCTTTCCCAGACTCAAGACGCTCACGGACCAATGCTTTAAGAGTCATAGGCTCAACCTTTAACTTCTGGGAAGGTTGATATCCTTGACCTTGCGCAAGGACAGCAAAATCTGCTGCCTTGTTGTCCTCGTTACGGCCAAAGGAAACAGTGACCATATTTTTAATAAGATCACCCAGACCGTTTTTACGAAGCCAGTCGAATGCTTCTTCTTCCTTTGCTTTAGGAATTGAAGCACCATAGACAGGTTTGACTTCTACGCCAGCCCCATCTTCTAAACTAAATTTTGCTACATTCATTTCTGTCATCATGGTAGGTATAACCTCCCCTGACAAAACGTCCATATCTTTTTTTATTTTTTTCAGCTCTTCTTCTTTAGCTGCATATTTATCTTCTAAGGTTCTTAACTTAACAACCTGTTCCGATAACTGTTTAAAGTCATTCGTATTTTTTAACGAATCAACTTTGTCTTCTTCTAAGTTTATACTCATGTCTTTTTTCCTTTCGTGGTTAGTAGGGTTAATATATTGTCATAATATCCTATGTCAAGTTTATTCTTCAATCTTTCCTTGTTCATATAAATTTATTTCTATAGGATAATATGTCTTTTCTTGTCTATCCCATTTTAGTAAATTAAATTTTCCCCCGGTTTTATCTGCCACAATTGAACAAGCTACGCCTATGATTGCAGGATCACCTGTAAGTAGTAAATAATCGTCGGAGGTATATTTATCTAACAGTTTTCTTAATTTAAAAATTAAGGGCCCTGGAGATAATATAATTTGTGAATGTTCGGGTAATAAAGTTTTTATTGTGCCAAACTTTTGAGCGCCCATTATATTAAATTTAGGCGTTCCTATCTTAGTTCCTGGCAATTCTTGAATAACATAAACTGTGTTCATAACTTTCCTATTGACTAGTTATATATCTTTTGGTATGCGTGTCAATAGAAAGAAGAATTACTATGAATTATAAATTTAAAACACAGCCGTATAAGCATCAAATGACTGCTTTAGAAAAGTCATGGAGTAAAGAAAACTTTGCATACTTTATGGAAATGGGTACTGGTAAATCTAAAGTATTAATAGACAATGTGTCTATGTTGTATGACAAGGGAAAAATAAATGGACTACTTTTAATTGCACCTAAAGGTGTATATAAAAATTGGTACGACTCTGAAATACCTGTACATATGGTGGATCATATTGAAAAAAAAATGGTGTTGTGGCAAGCTAATATTACTAAATCACAACAACTAAAATTAGATTCTTTATTTGAACCAGGAGAAGATTTACATATTATTATAATGAACGTAGATGCTTTTAGTACAAGTAAAGGTGTAGAATTTGCAGCTAAATTTCTACGTTGCCATAGAACTTTAATGGCTGTTGATGAGTCAACTACGATTAAAAATCCTGACGCAAAAAGATCTAAGCATATTTGTTCTTTAGGTGAGTTTGCTCGATACAGAAGAATACTTACAGGTTCTCCTGTTACTAAATCACCGTTAGACTTATATAAACAATGTGAATTTTTAAGTCCTACTTTGTTGGGTCATGAGTCTTTTTACACTTTTAGAACTAGATATGCTATTTTAAAAACTATGAACTTTGGTTCTCACAGCGCAAAAGTTCCTGTAGGTTATAAAAATTTAGATGAGTTGTCTGAAATAATATCTAATTTTTCTGACAGGGTTTTAAAAGAAGATTGTTTAGATTTACCAGCATACACTCATCAAAAAAGAATTATTCAATTAAGTCCAGAGCAACAAAAAATATATAATCAAATGAAAAACGTGGCTTTGGCTCAAATGGATGGTAAACTAATGACTACCTCGACCGCTTTGGTACAGCTAATGAGAATGCAACAGATTACTTGTGGTCATTTTAAAGCTGATGATGGCACTATTCAATTTATAAAGAATGAAAGAATTAATACTTTATTAGATATTTTAGAAGAGGTAGAGGGTAAAGCTATTATCTGGGCCCATTGGAGACACGATATAGACGCCATAGTTAAAGCGGTAGAAAAAAAATATCCGGGTTCCGTGATGACTTATTATGGGGACACCTCTACTGAAGATAGAGCAGAAGCTATTAAAAAAATTCAAGATCCAGATTCTAATATTAGATTTTTAGTAGGCACGCCTCAAACTGGTGGGTATGGAATTACACTCACAGAAGCTAATGTAATGATTTATTATTCTAATGGTTACGATTTAGAAAAAAGAACTCAATCAGAGGCCAGAATAAATCGTATTGGTCAAAAAAGAAAAATGACTTATATTGATATTATAGCGGAAAAAACAGTTGATGAAAGAATTGTAAAAGCTTTACGTAAAAAAATAAACATAGCTTCAGAAGTTATGGGTGAGGAATTAAAAGCATGGATTTAATAATATTAAATGATGGTGCTTATCAACTTATAGAAGTAACAAAACAAATGTTACAAGGGGTAGAATTAGTAGGAGAAGTAAATTGTTCTAGTTTATGTGAAATACTAAGACTTAAATTAAGCACGTATGCTGACTATCCTCTTAATCTTCACATGATGAATGATGGTAGTGGTTATTTTTATGGGTGTATTTGTAATTAATTTTATCTTATAATTAAAGCAAATATAACGTAAGCCATACCAGAAATTAAAGCACCGGTGGAAACTAATAAAATACTTTCAACTCTATTTATTTGACGTTCAAGTTTATGTATCTTATCATGCGTTTGCTTTTGCATAATTCTGCAAAGTTTTTCATGTTCTTCTATTTTTTGTATTGCGTTCTTAGCCATTATTCTCCGCCCCCTAAATCAAATGGATCACTGTAAGAAGTATCGTCCTTAACATCATAACTTCCAGAATAACTATCTCCTATGTCGTCTCTATAAGCTGTATCTCGATTAACTCGATCTAACATCATAGACTCTTGTATTTTAGCATCTTGTAAAGCTTTTAATCTTTCGTCTAATTGAGTGGCACTGTAATCGCCATCTTTATATTTGTTAGCTAATGTATTTTTAATAGTATCTATTCTTTTTTGATAAGCATTTTGTAAACCGTAATTTGTAGGTTGACCAATTCTACCACCTGATATTGTATTTAAAAATCCACCAGATACAGGATTATATCCTGCCATTAATCCGCTTTGTATTGTGCCGTTAGATACATTGCCATAAAAATTATTTAAAGCTGTTTGTCTTGGATCTTGGTTTGGAATAAGTGAGCCTATACCTCTAGCTATCGTTCCCGTTATTCCTCCGCTTGTCAAATAATCTTTAACAGAATCTATCGTGTCAGAGAAAAAATTTTGAGGTGCAGGTATATCGGTTCCCATTATGGGCTCACCCGTGCCAGTTAATCCTACTTCAGTTTGTGGACCATCAACTACATTTGTTGTAGTAAAAGATTCTGTTTCGTCTCTGTCAAGAGGTGTTACTTCTTGCACTCCAAGAATACCATCCAAAGTTTGGTTCATGCTGTCTGCTGTCGTATTTAACTTAGCAGCGTTAGCAAGAATGCTATCAGACTTTGCGTTTAACGCAGCCATTAATTCATTTAGTGTTGCCATTAGCTAAATATCCCCCTTGGAAAGTATTGTGCAAATAGTCCAGGCGTTCTTGGTGTTGTTGCTTGAACCACTTGACTACTTATAGCAGCATCTTTGTTTGGATCAACTGGTAATACTGCTTGTGTTTCAAATAATGTACCTGTTGGAGTTTGTAAATCTAGGCTTAAATCTCTAGTTCTCTCTACATCAGGACTTAAAATACTTTCGATAGTAAAATTTAAAAAATCTAAGGACTCTCCTAATTTAAATTTTTTTAAATCTTTTCGTAAATCTTCGTAAATATCCATGACCAAATCGTTTTGATTTTTTACTTCACTAGCTTTAAACGGGTCCTCTTTTCTAAGTCTTTTAGAAATAGCATCAAAAGCACTTTCACTAAACGTTGGTGGTTTAAATACGCCTTTTAATAAAAGTTTTGATTCAGATTTAGTCAAACGATCTTCTAACAATTTTTTTAATTTAAATCTACTAATACCTAGTGTTTCAGCGTTTTGTAACGTTTGAAACATATTGTTTTGAGACTCATACGTCTCTAATATATATTGTTGGAAAGCTCCTAATTTTTCTTCAGGACTTGTACGTGCTGAGTAAGCTTTTCTAGAAAATTTACTTCTTAAATTCTTTTTATCGTTATTGAATGAAGTTAAAATAAATGGAAAGCTAGATAATGGTTTTGCTTCTTCAACTCTTACACCAGACATTAAAGCTACTATTTCATCTACAGCATCTCTTTGAGTTCCATAATCTGTAAATCTACCAGACGCTCCATCCCAAATTCTTGTTGCTGAAGTAACCGCTCCTGGAGTTAATCCAGCGAATACATGTTTTAAAGAGTTAGCTATAATTACGCTTGGATCATCGTTAGGAAAATAAATACGTTTACCATTAGAATCTCTACCACCTCTTATGGTAACGTCAAAAGCTCTTTCTGTACCAATAGACTCAGTAACAAAAGGAGTTATAAACTCTGTAATTGCCCCTTTTCTTTTATTAGGATTTATAGCTCCACCAAATAGTGCATCCATTACAATGGTGCTAACATTATCTTTTCTTAATCTTCCTTCGCTAAATGCATTTAATATCCCATTAACAGGAGCCACTAACGAATCATACGGATTAGAATAAGAAAAATTATAATATTTAAAGTTACCATTTTCATCTGGCACAGATGTAGGAATTAATGTAGAATTTTTTTGATATGGCGGTGCAAACGAAGTTTGAAAAGCTTTCATAGTTTCTTCGTCTACTCCAGTCATGTACTGAGCTCCTTTTTGAACTGTGTATCCAATGCCCCCAAGCACTGTTGTTACTCCAACTAATCTTCTAGCTCCCATTTGTCTTATAAAAGGATTTGTGCTTGTAAGTTCTCTTGCTCCAATATTTACAATGTTTGCAGTAGTTCTTAATATCTCTGCAGGAAACGCTACGAAGTTACCTAAAGGTAAGTTTCTAATGTTCTCAATAATCATTGGCACTTTACTATACGTTGGAATAGTATTAGTAACTAAATATGCCGAGGCCTCTTCTAATGCTTGAACCGGAGTTTTTTCTAATCCACTTATGGGATCTATTTTTATAAATCTTTGACCAGCTACTGTGTTAAACCAATCATCAACGTTAGCTAAAAATTTACTGTATTCTTTGCTTCCTTTAATTAACGTTTCAGGAGCGGTACCAAAAGCAGTTTTTAGAGCTCCTTGATAAAAGTTATCTGAATATATTTTCCAATAGTTATCAGCCCCTTGATAGATGTCCGTTAATTTTGACATGATTGGTGTGTTCATTAAAGAATTAAAACTAATCTTTCCATCTTTAGCAGCTTCTAAAACTCTTCTCATTTCCTGAACGTTTATGTTTTGATCAATTACACCACGAGATATTCTGCTTTCAATAGCAGCAATTTTTTCAGCTTCAGTTTTAGCTCCTTTAAATATGTCCTCACCCGTTAATCTCCAGGCGTCTTTAAATCCTATCTTACCACCAATCAATCCACTAGCTAATGGAAAGAAAGATGCTGTTGTAAAGTTTCTAACTTGAGTCATTGGAGATAAAATTGTTTTAGATATTTGAGCTCCAGCTTTTAAACTCATTAAAGATCTATATCCAGGCAAACTATACAAGCTTGCTGTTAATTCTTTTGCTCCCACCAAAGCGTTAGCTACTTCAGGTGCAGCTCTAAAATTTCCAGTAAATAATTCACTTGTTAAAGATAAATCATCTATATCAACTCTTTTTCCTAATTCTTTTATGTTAGCTAATTTTGTTAAAGAGCCTTTTGCAGTATCTAATCCTTTTCTAGCAATTGCAGCATCGTCAAAAATAATTCCTGGTCTTCCTGGTAAATCTAAACCTTCTCTTAATATGGCATCAAAGACTCTTTTACCGTGCATTTGTTTAGACTGATTAAGGACTACGTCAAGAGAAGCTATTATTGGATTAAATGTTTCTACATCTTTAGTTGCTTTTACTCCTTTTTTAGCTAGTTCAGCTACAGTTCTGCCTTCTTCTACAGATAAAAGTTTTTTCATTACATCAGGTAAGCCTTGTTCTTTAACTAAATCTTTGCTCATACCTAAAGCTTTTCCTATTCCAAAAAATAAACTATTAGGTTGAAGGTTACCTTTAATAGCTAATTGTTTTAAATTTAACATTTTGTTTTTAGCTAAAAGATTTATTTGTTTTGTTGTTTCCTCTTTTAATGCTTTAGAATATGCTGCACCTGTAAGACCTTTTCCATCTACAATTCTTTTTGCAATATCATCTACAATTTTTAAATTATCTTCAAATCCAGGAGCTTTAGTTTTAATAGCATTTCTAAACCAATCAAAAGCTTTGTTTTCTAATAAAGGATTAAATTGAAATTTTTTATTATTGAAAGCTCCAAATCTTCTCATTGTATACAAACCAAAATCTAAAGCAGCTCCATTTTTTAAATCCATACCTTGAGTAAATACTCTGTATTGATTCTCAGCACCATCTACAAGAGCTTTAAGATCTTTAATATTTTTAACTAATTCTTTTTCTACAGCTTTATCCGTACCTTTATTAAGTGTACCAATTATGTCATCAACTTCTGTAACACTTTTAGCTTTTAATATATCTCTAACTTTATTCATTTCTATTTGTAAAGCTAAAATAGATTCGCCATTGTCAAATTTAATTTTATAATCTTTAACAATGTTTTCTTGTATTTCTGCAATTGTGCTTCCAAGAGTTTTTAAAGTTTTTTCTTTACCAGCTAAAGCATTGTTGGCTGCTACTTGTAAACTTCTTATCTCTGGAGTTAAACCTCTTGTAGTTACAAATTGATCTTTTATTCTAACTAATCCTCTTTTAATTTGATCTAACATACCACCGTCTACAGGCACGTGTCTCCAATCTCCACTTAACCCTAACTTGTCTCCAGCTTTTCTTGCAAGAGCTCCTCCTTTAATCACAGCTTGTTGTATTGCACTTTTTTCATTTTTACCAACAAGAGCATTGATTGCACCAGTTAAAGGCATATCAATTACATCTAAAGCTTTGCCTCCCACATAGCCAATTGTTTTAGCTCCTGGTATAATTCCATATCTAAATCCTACACTAGCCACAGATGGTAACAAAGTAATACCACCACCTAGTACAGTTCCCTCTGCACCAAATTTTATTTTACCTTTTAAAATTTCTGCCGCTCTTTCTCTGCCAGTCAAACCTTCTAAATCTGTTCTCTCTGTCAATCCTACTACATCAGACAACGTTCCTAATTCTTCTGGAGTTGAAACTGCAAAATCTGTAAGGCCACCAATACCTCCGTAGTAACCTGCACGTTTAGCAAGCTCTATACCTTGAGCTGCTCTAGTCATGCCAGGCGCCGTGAGTTTAGTAGCTGTGCTTATGCCTTTTAATTTTCCTATACCGTTAGCAATTTTTAATGCACCAACATAAGGCACCCCGAACTGTGTAATAATAGAAGTTATATCTCCAACCGCTGTGGTTGTTTCAGGAGTTATTTTATCAAAGAGCTCATCTATTCCTGTAAGTAGATCTGTATTACCAAGATAATCAATAGGCATTGCACCTAATTGAAGAAGACCTTGAACAGCTTGACTTAAACCTCTAACAGCTCCTACTGGTATATCAAATATATAATCACCTAATCCTACGTCAGTTCCTCGAGCCGTGGTTATATCTTGATCGGAGTCAAAACCTCTTAAACCTTCTAATGCCATGTTAACTCCTATGCGGTTTGTGGTGCAGGGGGAATTATAAGATTAACACCATATTTTAAATTAAAAGAATCTACATCGTTTTGAGTTTGTATGTATGCAAAGTCTTGTAATGCTTCTTCACTATTCGCTAATAATTGTACTACGTCGTCTGTAATTTCTTGAGGTAATCTATTTCTTAATTCAGCAAACGTTAATTTTAAAACAGGTTTTTCTGCTGTCTCTGCTCCAATAGTTTCAGCTTCTGTAGTTATAATTTGTTCACCTGTGTCTGGAGAACCTAACGCTCTATTTACTCGACCACCTTCTTTAAGGCCTAGGTTTGCAAACGCGGTAACAAATGTAGGATAAACATCTGCAAACTCTGGGTACTTAGCAAACAAGTTATAGTTTACTTTAGCTTGCTCTAGAGTTTTTCTTAACAATGCTAATTTTTTATCATCTTCTTTTAATTTATCGCCTTTCTTTTTAATGTAATTATCTACCGCTGACTTAGCATCTCTTAAATCATCAAATCTTTCAGATATTTCTCCAGCTACATTTGTAGAACTTAAAATTTTAATTCTTGTTTGAGCGTCGCTGTCTTTAAATTTATCTTCTATTATTGTACCAATAACCTCTTCTGTGGTCATGTCTTCATATTTACCACCACTTTTCTTTAATATATTAGCTTGAAATTTTAAATCTTTTATACCTGTAGTATCTTTAGCAGCATCGGCTTCTGCTTTAGCTGTAGCTTTTTCTTTTTCTTTAAATGCTTTGTATGCAGTTAATGTAAGAGCTTTGTCTTCTTTGTCTCTTCTTCTTACAACTGGTAATGCTAAGTTTACAGCTGCATCTAATTTCTCTTTAAGAGATCCTTCTGTGCCTAATGCTTTAGCAGCAATCAAAGCAATCTCTCCTCTTTCTAATCCTTCATTTTTTAAAAGATCACTTAAAAAATCTTTTTCTTTTTTAATTTCTTCCATAGGGTCTAACGTAATAGAGCTATCGTCATCACCAGGTATAACTTCTTTCTTTTTATCTTCTAAAGATTTTAATAATGATGCAGCTCTAGCTTCTTTTTCTTCATCAGTTGCCAGTGTAATTTGATCACCTTCTGGACTAGATTTTGTTTCTGTTATTGTTTCTATAGATTTTTTTTCTTCTTCTGAATAAGGAACATATACTTTTCTTGTTTTATTTGATTTTGGTACTTTTTTAATTACAAATTTACCTTCTCCAGCTTCAACTAATTCGTCAAAAGTTGGAGGTTTGTAATTAGGATTTTTAATCTTAGTTGGACTTTGTTGTCGACCAACAAAAATAGTTACAAATTCTTGATCAGTGCCCGCAGCTTTAATCGCTGCTTGATTTTTTTCATTTTGTGTTTTTTTAGTAGCCATACTAGACATTGAAGTTGCTGGTAAATCTTCAACACTTCTTATAGAAGCAACTCCCATTTCAGTTGCATCCATAGGAAAACTTTTCATCATTGGGATCTCGCCGCCGCCCATAGGCATTGCAGCACTAGCTTTAATTTGATTTAAAGGTATTGGATAGATTGGAGTATTACCAAAAAAACCATTTTGTGCACGCACTCTAGGTGTAAGTTGATTTATTCCTCCGCCTTTTCTAAATGATGGTCTTTTAAAATACATTAATTTCTTCTGCCTCCAAAGATACTACCTAAACCATAAGCACTTAGTCCAGCAGAAAGAGCTTGTGATAGAGGACCTACTCCACCTCCTGCTCCGCCTAAATCAGTTCTTGTGGTAGAAAAAGGAACTCCACCAACTTGACTTGCTATCCCTGATCCAAGAGCCTGTATTCTAGTTAATGGTTCTTGAAATGCTAATTGACTTCTTTGTTGAGCTGCATCTAATATTGCTTGTCTGTAAGCTAAATCCCCTGTGCCAACAGCACCCAAAGATTGTGTAGTTGTTGCCGCTAAAGATGGCTGTAATGAGGCAAGACCTCTTTGTTGATTGAAAGCTGTTTGAGCTAAATTTTGTGCTTGAGTAAATCCTTGACCTAATAACTGCGCTTGTAAAGCCGCTCTGTTTTGAGCTGCTTGTGATGCGTATTCTGCTGCAGCTACACCTTCTCTGCCTCCTCCAAAAGCTCCTGCTTGAATAGCATTGGCTGCTAGTTGAGGAACACCTTTTGCTGTTTGTCTATCAAATTCTGTCAAAGTCGTGTCAATAACTTGTTGTTGATATGGCGACATAAATTGTTGAAAAGCTTGTGGACCAGAAAGTTTTGCTGCTTCGTCTAAGAAAGGTTGATAACCTGCAACTCCAGTGCCAGTGCCCACTCCACTAATTGCTCCTTCAGAGTCAAATGTTAATTGACCGAGTCCAGCTTGTGTTGCCGCTGCCTGTTGAGCAGCTTGTGTTAACGCATTTTGAGTTGCAACCTGCGGGCCCAGTTGAGCTAAGGTTGGAACTGTTCCTATAACATTTCCTTGAGCGTCTGTAATTTGTGAGCCGGGAGCTCTACCAACTTGTTGTGTTAATAGATCAATAAAATTTTCTTGAGCCCCTTCTATAAAAGGAGCCTGTCTACTAATCTGTGTATAATCTGCCATTATGCTCTACCTACCTGTTCTGCATTTTTCATAAGGTTATAAAGTTTTTTAGATCCTTTTTCAACATCACCTCCACCAATACCTCGCACGGCATCGGCTGTTATTACAAATTCGTTTTTACTTAACATAGCTGGTACATCGTCAGCCTTTTCTTTAATACCTACTGGTACAAAACCACCTTCATCTCTGTAATCTCGTTCTTTTACTCCAGCACTATTTTTTCTTATTTTACCTGTAGGCACATTACTAATACCTCCTACAGACTTAAACTCTTTACCTGTCAATTGAAATATCTCTGCTTCAATATCAGTGACGTCTTCACCTTTTGCTATTTTTTCATCTCTTAATATTAATAGCTCTGATACTCTGTTAGCACCACTTGCATATTTAATTCTACCACCTTTAGCTTTTCCCATTTTTAAAAATCCTTTTAAGATCAGTTCATCATCTGGAAACATACCTGGGTTTTTAAGAATTTTATGTAAGTTTCTAAATGAACTACTTGTCTGTCTTATTTTAGGATTTCCTAAAGCTCTAAACAAACGTGATTTTTCATCTCTAGTAAATACTGCATCAGAGTAGGCCATTAACATATCGTCCATATCCTCCATGTCTTCATCGTCTCCGGCTTCAACATCAATTGTCATGATACCTATTTCTGATCCTTCAGGATCCGTTCCTCTTTTTAAACCTATTCTACCGCCTTGAGCTTTTTTTTCTGCCTCTAATACCGCTAACATATCTTCAGCCGGTTGTTTTCTTTTGGCTTCTCGTTCTGCCGTTTGATCTCCAGGCATGGCACGAGATGCAAATTCTACAATATCACTTACAGTTTCAGCCCCACCAGTTACTGCTGCTCCAATAATATCTGTTGCTATATCTATTCCAAAACCTAAAGCTGCAAGAGCATCTACTGCTGGTGAAAGTAATGCATTGTATATGAAAAATCTTCTATCTCCCATTTTTGATCCTTCAGGCATTTCACCAAAAACTGCACCAATTGATTTTGTTGTATAACCTAAAGGTGTTCTGTCAAAAAGATAATCACCTGTTTTTTCTAAAATTCCTTTTTCGTCTGGTTTGTTTACTTCTCTTGTTGGTCTGTCAGAATAAGTCGTTACATCATCATCGACAGTAAGGGCTGCTTCTATCCCGGCGACCTCTTTATCACTACCTCTTCTTAAACCTATTCTACCTCCAACAGCTCTCATCTCTGGTACAAGTTCGTTTAATAATTTCATGCCGTCTTCATAAGTCATTTCTCCGGATCTAATTAATTGAGGCACTATAGATTTGTAATAAAAGTTTTTTTCGTCTTCATCATACTTACCATCTAAATCATTCATAAGTTCATTAAGAAATCTCATGTCTTTACTTGGTGTTCCGTCAGCATATCCTATTCTTCCGCCTTCTTTTTTACCTCCAAAGAAGTTACTTAAGTAACCTGCATACTCGGCTTGTTTCTCAGCTTTTGTAGCTTCGTTATATTCTTCTTCAGTAATATCAACACCTGCCTGGTTAGCCAGAGCTCTTGCTTCTGCATATGAGGTTGCAAAAGCTGCAGCTCCCAAAACGGCTGCTTTATCAATAGAACCATCTTTGTTTGTAAACATGGCTTTACCAAATTTCTTACTGCCGTCTAAAATAGTCTTACCTACTTTTTGATAATCTTGATTGCTTATTCCATCGAATAAATTTTTTAAAAATCCAGGGTCATTACTGACTGTAGTTTTATCAATAGCTGTAACCACATCAC